GGTAAGGATAGTAGTGTCGGGACCTGTTGCTAGTCCCTCAAGATCAATCATCAAGTGCATTCAATGATTGTAACACAACTGCAATAGTTTGTCGAGTAGCGTTTAACCAATTACCCAAGTTAACGGCTGCGAGGCATCCACATACATAACCAATTCTTGTATTTTAGCATCCATTATGGCTTGACCTTCTGACTTCATTGCGGCACCGTTTAGTTGTCCGCCGCCCTGTGGTCCAGCAATGGTTGAGAACTTTTCACGGGCTTCACCAATGATCATTTTACAAGCACCAACCATGTAGTCCCGGATCCATTGCTGGATTTGATAGTCGCTCAACAATTGAATTTCAGGTTTGGTTTGGTAAACCCAAAGTAACACGTTTTCGCCAGTGCCTTTCGGGTCACGGATCAGTTGCAGTTTTTTGGTCACAGGATTCCAGGTGTAGTTCATATAGGCACCAAACATACGTCCGGCCAATTCAACATACTGTGAGTAGAAATCGTATGTGGCAAGTCCACCTGCCACGTTGAAGTTCATAAGGTAAACGTTGATTGAGGCTTGTGCAAACGGATCAAAGTTACTGGCAAACGGACCAGTTGAGTCGCCAAATGTTCTACGGAATATTTGTCGCACACTTTGCACTTCTTGCGGCAAGGTGTAGATGTTAAGATCTCGAATCAACTCCATGAAGATGTAGGCTTCTTCGTAGGCATTCTGCGCACGTTGACGATATACACCTAGAGTGCGTTGATAAGCGGCTTCATAGTGTGCGGGGTCTAATTCAAGATCAATAATTTGATCGCCCATGGTTAATTTGCAATACTCAATAAGATTTTGCTTTAACTCAGGTAGTGTATTTTGTTCAGCCATTGGGGAACTCCGTTCCCCCTTATTTACCAGGCCTTTAGTACTATCAAGTTCTCAGTACCTCGGGCATTCCAAGGTGTTTCTGTGGTGGTTAAATCCTTGTAGATCTTTCTAGCGGCTGGCTTGCCTGCGGCTTGTATAGCCCGGACAACGTCTGCTGGCTTACGCACAGTTTTTTGTAGCGTTTCCACAGTGCTGTATCCAATTATGCTGTTGTTTTTTATGGTAAACGCCTGTGTGTGGCTGTCTGCCACAAGGTGGATCAGTTTGCGTTTCTTGGTATCGTACAACCAGGCTTCGGCCTTGTCTACCAGGTTTGCGGCAGGCAGTCCTTTGAGTTTGAGTTCAGCAAACTCTAGTATATGTTTGAACTTGGCCGCACGTTTTTCTGGGGGTACTGCTTTGACCTTGCGTGGCTTGCGTTCCACTTTCTTGATCTGTACATAAGCACCACAGTCATTGATCACTGCTTCGCAAAACTTCACACAGTTACGCAATTGGATTTTGGTCAAGTAAGAGTATGCTTCTACCAGTAGTGGGTCACGACCTTCTACTGCTTCTTCAAATTCTGCCAATTTGCGTTTCCAACGATTGGCAATATCACTGATCATTTGCGGCACCACGTTCATGCCACGGATAACCATGATAGGCTTGTAGTCCGCTGACATCTTGGCACCTGACAACATAAATTCGTCAAACATAGCGTCAAGTTCTGCACCGCACTCACTGACTTTTTCACGCAGTCGATCTTGTATGTTGGGTTTGGCCGGGCCTTCTGCGGCTGGCTCAGATTCCACTTCCGCTGTTTGTTTGCTGGTTAATATTTCTTTAAGCAAAATATCCAGTTTGATTTCTTCATGGTCGTCTAACTGTAACCCTACCATCTTCATACGGCACAACCAGCCTGTGGTCAAACGTATGGCTGAATCTGGGATACTTTTCAGTGTACGCACATCTGCCTTACGGTCTTGTGACTCCAAATAGTTCACAATCATCTCACGAGCATCTTTTTTACCGTAAAAATAATTGTACCACGAAAATGCTTTGCTCAAAGCACTGATGCGATTGTCTGTGGGTTGGGCTCGCCACGCAGGTTCTCCGCCCATGACGTTGGTATCTGAACTACGGGGGTTTAGCAGTTTAACGGGTTTCATGCAGGCTCCTTTAGTGGTAATGTTGTAATTATAGCACTTTGGGATTTATTGGTCAACCGCCCATAAATACTTGACTATGCCACGCCTAAGCCTATACCGCCCTAACCGAACCCGCGATTACCAATTTTTGGACCGCACAATCTCCGAAATGTACACAGTCGGGGGAATGGATATTTTTCTGCACCGATACATGGGACCGCAAACCGGCGGCGAAGATTCGGCATTTTCGGGCAACGGCGACGCTACCCAACCAATTTACGATACCTTAGATCCGCTAAACATCCAAGACTTGCTGTTGTTAGAAAACCGTGACAGAATTTACGATCCGGATGTTTATGTCATGCGTGGAGTTTACAATCACCAGGACATTGACTTTGACCTAACACAGTTTGGCTTGTTCTTGAACAACGATACCTTGTTCATCACATTCCACTTCAACGACATGATTGATAGCCTAGGGCGCAAGATCATGAACGGTGATGTATTAGAAGTGCCCAACTTAAAAGATTACTATCCACTAAATCAATCAATTCCTCAACCGTTGCCTCGCTACTATGTGGTGCAAGATGCTGACTATGCCACAGAAGGCATGAGCCAAACTTGGTTGCCACACACCTGGCGTGTTAAAGCAACGCCAATGACCAACAATCAAGAGTTCAAAGACATACTCAAGAAACCAGTTGTGTCAGAAAACATCTGGGACAACGGCAACTTCTATCCTACAGGTTGGGTTACAAATTATGGTGATGTGTATTATCAAGCCCGACAGAATGTACCTGCTGGTACAGACATCAACAACACTGACTACTGGCAAGTGTACACTCCGCCTACACAAAGTGATGTATTCAGTACCCGTCCCAAAGACAATCAAATCAACGATGCGATTCTTACACAAGCCGATGTGGAAGTACCAGCATCAGGTTACGATGTTAAACCGCTTTATGTTGTGGCCACTTTGGACAACGGGCAACCGGCCAATCCTACTAGCCTGACCACAATAAATGGCGACACAGTGGACGGCACACAAGGTGGCATGAATGTGACCCCAAAGGCCGATGGTTACACTGTGGGTTACTTGACCGGAGATGGTGTTCCACCAAATGGATTGCCAGTAACAAGTGGTGTACAATTCCCGCTTGGTGCAGTGGCAGGCGACTACTGCTTGCGAGTAGATTACTTCCCCAATCGCTTGTTCCGCTACGACAGCAAGCGTTGGGTCAAAATCGAGGACAAAGTGCGAACAAATCTCAACAACGGGCCTGCCAATGATACTTTACGGTCAGGCTTTGTTAACAATACATACACTACGCCCACAACAGATCTTGGCAATATTCCACAACGTCAGAGTCTCAGCCAGATACTTCGACCACGTGCCGACAACGGAGACCAGAAAGGTTTCCTGGATCCAAAGCCGCCACCAGACACACAACCGGGCCAGAAATCGAGTTAATCATGAGTCAAATGTTCTTTTACGATGCGCAAATCCGCCGTTTCCTATTACAGTTTACACGGATTGTCAGCAACTTTCAAATTGAATACGGTAACGAAACAGATGGTGTTAACAATGCCGCTTTGATACGTGTGCCTGTTCGTTATGGTGATGCTAGTCGTAATGCACAAGTTATCATTCAAGAGAACAGCCGCAACTCAATGCCGGCGTCGCCATTGATGACTTTTTATGTGTCGAGTTTGGATTATGATCGTCCCAGAATGCAAGAGCCCTATCACGTGAGCAAACTCAATGTGCGTCAACGCACCTATGATACCGAAACTGATTCATTTGAAACCACACAAGGCAATGCGTTTACTGTGGAACGACTGATGCCTGTGCCTTATAAACTGGGTATTACCTTAGACATCTGGACGTCAAACACCAATCAAAAAATGCAGTTGTTGGAACAAATCTTGACCTTGTTCAATCCCAGCCTAGAAGTGCAAAGCACAGACAACTTCATTGACTGGACCAGTTTGAGTGTGGTTGATCTAGAGTCAGTGACCTGGACGTCAAGGACTGTTCCAATTGGTACAGAGAATCCTATCGACATGGCCACTATCAAATTCAGTTTGCCAATTTGGATCAGTTCTCCGGCCAAGGTCAAAAAACTAGGTGTGGTCGAGCGTGTGATCATGAGTATGTATGATGCGCAAGGCGATCTGAGTAATGCTGTTACAGACAACGATTTATTGTTAGGTACCAGAGTTATAGTGACTCCTTGGAACTACGAAATTGTGGTAATTGGCAATCAAATACAATGTTTACAAGGTCGTACCATTGTGCCTAACGGTTCAAACGAAGATTTAACTCCTACGCAAATTGTAGCAGGCAGTAGCCTATTGTGGCCGGCTGTGATCAATGCTTATGGTGTACTGCGTCCAGGTATTAGTCAAGTACGGCTAGATCAAGAAGACGGCACCACAATTGTAGGCACCATTGTTATAAATCCCAACGATGATCGATTGTTAATTTACAACATTGACCAAGATACCGCACCACAAAATACCCTAGATCCCATTACTGCTATTATCGATCCGCTAATTTCAGGCCCCAATTATGGACTACCTGCACCGGCTGTGGGGCAACGTTATTTGTTAACCGATGCTACTGGATCAAATATTAATACCTATCCAGCCGAAGCATGGCAAGGTGCTGTGGGTCAACAATTAATAGCCTCAGCCAATGATGTGATTGAGTGGACTGGTACATATTGGAAGATTGTTTTTAATAGTGTTGCTCAAGCAGATACTATCCAATACGTCACAAATATCACAACAGGTGTTCAATACGAATGGACTGGTATAGAGTGGGTCAAAAGTTATCAGGGTGTGTACGTGGGGGGCACATGGAGTCTAGTGCTTTGAAGGCAGTGGGTGTATGGTTCCGTAGTCGAGACACCAAACGTTATCTTTATCTCTTGCGCAACGACGTCAAGCACCCGGGTGCATGGGGCCTGCCCGGTGGCAAGATTGAAACAGGCGAAACATTGTTGGGTGGTATGGAACGTGAATGTATAGAAGAATTAGGTTTCTTTCCCACATACCAGAGATTGATACCATTGGAAAAATTTACATCAGCCGATTTGGCTTTTGAGTATCACACTTGGATTTGCGTTGTAGATACAGAGTTTACACCTAGACTCAACTACGAACACCTGGGTTATGCCTGGATTGATGCAGGTACTTGGCCCAAGCCCATGCATCCTGGTTTATGGAATACCATGAATATTGATGCTGTTCAGCAAAAGATTCAGCAGGTAGAACAGACGTTATAGTCTACCGACCACAATCTCAATTGTACCTGACACACCATCAAAGTTTTCTAGTGCCTTACCAATCACTGTGCCCATAGCAGGCGCGGCACTGGCTTGTGCGTATCCATTGCCGGCGGTGACCATCATGTCACCTTTGCGTACTGTACCTATAACTTGAGTTGGCACACGACCTGTCAATGCCACTGCTACCTTGTGTTCACTTTCAAGTACACTGTTCATCAAGTGAGCAGGGTTAGTAGATACAACTCCGGCCACTCTTGGATCAGCATCTGCTGTTGATATGGTAACTTCATTGTTGCCACCAAATATCAACACAGTGCCTGGATCGTACTTGGCATCTGCTGAATAAAGTTCTGCCAAGTCAGCGTATTGTGCTGTGGTTGCTTTACCAAACACAGTGTTAAAATAAACAGTTGCGTTGCCAATATTGCCAACACCGTTGGCATTGTTGTTGACAATATTACCACCACTGATGTTACCAGTTGATACTGTTAAACTTGAACCAGTAATTGCCGCACCTGTAATAGCACCAGTAACTGAGACTACAGCGCCCAAGTGACTTGTTCCAGTTACTGTACCAGTTGCTGATATTATTCCAGCAGTTAAAATATTGCCACCTGTGACGTTCCCAGTTGCGCTAACAATAGCGCCGGTTACTTGACTTGCACCACTTGCGCCTGCTAATACTGTTTGGCCGCCTGCTGGATTGGTCATTACAATAGCGGTGGCGTTGGCACTGATTGTTGAGTTACCCAAGTAAATTGTACTGTTGCTCAACCATAGATCTCGCCAACGTTGTGTGTTCGAACCTAGATCATAAGTGATGTTGGCTGCCGGTAATATATTACCAATCACGTTTCCACTAATGCTTAATCCACCGGTTAGTATGTTGCCATGTGTAGCGTTGCCTGTGGAACTCATTATTCCACTTGTTAATATGTTTCCACCTGTAACGTTGGCAGTAACCGAAACAACCGCACCCAAGTAACTTGATCCAGTTACTGTACCAGTTGCACTTACCAAACCCGCAGTTAATAGGTTACCGCCAGTAATGTTGGCAGCACTTGTGATAGTTGATGTGGCAGAGATTAAGCCACCTGTTAAGAAGTTGCCACCGGTTACGTTACCACTGGTTGATATAACGTTTGAACCTAATGAGGCCAAATTGGAGTTGGAATACCCTGCTGGTAAACCAGTCAATTGACTTCCGTTACCAATAAAAACATTGCCAGCAATGTTACCAGTTGCTGATACAATACCAATAGTTAGATAGTTTGCCGCGGTGCTGTTACCGGTGGAACTGATTAATCCGTTGTTTAGGATGTTACCACCGGTTACGTTGCCGGTTACACTGACTACTGAGCCCAAATGACTTGTGCCAGTTACCGTACCAGTGGCACTTACCAATCCACCTGTTAGTACGTTACCACCGGTTACGTTACCACTCACACTTGAACTTGTGCCGGTGATTACACCGCCCACCACACTTGCACCGGTGATTGTGCCGGTGGCACTGATCAATCCGCTGGTCAAGATGTTGCCACCAGAGATATTGGCCGTGGCCGATATCAGGCCGCTGGTGTTCAAACTGCCTGCCGAAATGTTGCCGGCGCTGACATTGGCCACAGTGGTATTGCCGCTGACGCTGAGTGTGCCGGTGGCACTGATCAATCCGCTGGTCAAGATGTTGCCACCAGAGATATTGGCCGTGGATACAATGTTGCCACTGGCGCTGGCAAGGCCTGTTATATAAGCACCTGTTGTGGCAAACACTGCCACATTTGCAGTGCCGCCAACTCCGACAGTGACGTTGCCACTCGAAATTGCTACAGTGACATTTGAAGTACCGTTGGCTATCAACGATGGTGTGCCACCAGCAATACCAGTGAGTAGTGCTCCGTTACCAAGAAAGTAACTGCCGGTGACGTTGCCTGTTGCACTGACCACACCATTAGATACAATTGTGTTTGCGGTAATGACATTGGCCGTGGACACAAGTCGTGTCCACGTGTTGCCGACGTTGGAAAACTGATATGTTATGTTGTTGACAACAGTAATCTGGCCGTTCGTCGGCGATACTGGGAAGGCCATTTTCTATCCTTTATTGCATACTTATCACGATTTCGATAGTGCCTTCACCGCCGTCAAAGTTCTCCAATGCTTTCCCAATCACAGTACCTGTGGCAGGATTGGCTTCGGCTCGCGCACGTCCATTTCCAGCAGATACCATCAAATCGCCTTTAGCGACTTTACCAGTAACTTGAGTTGGTACACGACCAGCCAAAGCCACAGCAGTTACATGAGCCCCATCCAATGTGGAATTCATCAAGTGAGCAGGATTGGTAGATACCACACCTGCAACCCGCTTGCTGGAATCATGAGTACTTAGTGTTACTTCTTGTTCACCGTCAAAATCTAACACAGTTCCAGGTGCGTACTTGGCATCACCTAGGTAATTTTCAGCCAAGTCAGCGTATTGTGCTGTGGTTGCTTTACCAAACACAGTGTTAAAGTAAGCAGTTGCACTACCAATGTTAGCAGTAGCATTGCTACTGGTTGGCATGATATTGCTCGAAATATTAACGTTACCAGTACCATTTGGTGTTAGAACAATGTTACCATTGCTGGCTGTGGTAGAAATATCAAGTTGCCCAGCATCTTGAATTGTACCAGAAACGATCAAGTTTCCAGTGATGTTGCCAAGACCAATGTTCAAGTTACCGCCAGTGATGTTACCAGTTACTGATATTAAGCCACCTGTCAAGATGTTGCCACCTGTTACGTTACCAGTTACACTTACCACCGCACCCAAATGACTTGTGCCAGTTACGGTACCAGTTGCTGATATCAGTCCACCTGTCAAGATGTTGCCACCTGTGATGTTGGCAGCACTTGTGATAGTTGAAGTTGCAGATATCAATCCACCTGTCAAGATGTTGCCACCTGTTACGTTACCAGTTACACTTACCACCGCACCCAAGTGACTTGATCCAGTTATTGTGCCAGTTGAACTAATCAATCCACCTGTCAACAAGTTACCACCTGTAATGTTACCAGTAACACTACTCAAACCAGTTGTGTAGATGCCAGTTGATGCCACAACAAACACATTGCTTGTGCCACCAATTGAGATGTTGGCATTGCCGTTGGTAGCACCAATGTTGGCTTCACTTGTGCCGTTGTAGATCTTGCTGGCACTCAAACCAGTCAATGCCGCACCGTTACCAATAAACACGTTGGCGGTAATGTTACCAGTTGCACTTACCAAGCCTGCTGTTAAAACGTTTCCACCGGTTACATTACCAGTTGAACTAATCAATCCACCTGTTAGTAAGTTGCCACCGGTTACGTTGGCTGTGACTGATACTACAGCACCTAGATGACTTGTGCCAGTTACTGTACCTGCCGCACTAATCAAACCACCGGTTAATATGTTTCCACCTGTAACGTTACCACTCACACTGTTTACACCGGTTATATAGGCACCAGTAGTAGCAAACACGGCCACATTTGATGTGCCAGCAACAGTGATGTTGGCATTACCGCTGGCTACTTGAATGTCAATGTTTGTAGTTCCATTTTGAATTCTATCGCCCAGGATGTTACCACTCAGTGTGGCGTTACCAGTCACAGTCAAGTCACCAGTAATACTCAATCCGCTGTTGTACCATACGCCAACGTTGGCTGTGCCTCCTACGCTTTCAGTAATATTACCACCAGATCCGTTAACTGTAACGTTTGATGTACCGTTGTTGATATTGCTTACGCTTGTGATAATACCACTTAGCAATGCACCATTACCCAAGATGTAGTTACCAGTAACGTTACCAGTTGTTGATAAGTTACCACCACTCACGTTGCCAGTGCCCAGGCTAACCGCAGTGCCCGAGGCACTGAGTGTTGCACCACCTAAATAAAGTGTAGTACCTGCCAACCACAAATCTTTCCAGCGTTGATTTGTACTACCCAAGTCGTATGTGATGTTGGCTGTGGGCAGTAAACTACCACTTATAGCCAAATTGCCTGCTGGGCCGTTACTAAACGCTGGGCTCGATATATCAACCCAGTATGGAGTAGTACCATCAGTAATGTATTCATACAACACATCTGTTGAAGTATTATACCATTGCCATCCAGTTGTTGGACTGGCAGGAGGTGTTGTGCTTGCTGTATAGTTTACAATTGCTATGCCGTTGGCATAGTAGAAGTTTGAAGCAGTTGCATTGCCACCACGAATGTTGCCAGTTGCTGATATTAAACCAGCAGTAAGGATGTTGCCACCTGTTACGTTGCCAGTTGCACTTGCAGTACCACCTGTGGCTAAGTTACCACCTGTTATGGTAGCGGTAGCAGAAATTAAACCATCGGTCAATAAATTACCACCAGTGATATTGGCAGCACTTGTAATGGTTGATGTGGCACTTATTAGGCCTGCTGTTAATACGTTACCACCGGTGATGTTACCACTTGCTGATATTAGTCCAGTTACATATTCACCTGTGGTGGCAAATACTGCCACGTTACCTGTTCCGCCCACGCCAACTGTGACGTTGCCACCTGAACTAACTACTGTGACGTTTGATGTGCCATTGTTGATATTGGCTACTGATGTAATAATACCGGTCAGCTGTGATCCGTTACCAAGATAGTAATTGGTGCCAATGTTAACGTTACCAGAGGCACTAATTTGTCCGCTACTGATTAAATTACCACCAGTTACGTTACCAGTTGAACTAATCAATCCACCGGTTAAAATATTTCCACCGGTTACGTTGGCTGTTACTGATACTACAGAGCCAAGTAAACTTGAACCTGTAATTGTGCCTGTGGCACTTACCAATCCACCTGTTAGTACGTTACCACCGGTTACGTTGGCTGTTACTGATACTACAGAGCCAAGTAAACTTGAACCTGTAATTGTGCCTGTGGCACTTACCAATCCACCTGTTAGTACGTTACCACCGGTTACGTTACCAGTTGAACTAATCAATCCACCTGTTAGTAAGTTACCACCAGTTACATTTGCTGTTACTGATACTACGGAGCCGAGTAAACTTGAACCAGTTACTGTGCCAGTTGCACTAACTAAACCGCCTGTTAGTACATTACCACCTGTGATGTTACCTGTAACTGAACTTATACCTGAATTGAGTACGTTACCACCGTATATATTACCAGTAGCCGATATTAAACCACCTGTCAATACATTGCCACCGGTTACGTTACCATTGGCCGAAATTACACCAGTCACATATTGACCAGTTGTGGCCCAAACAACAACGTTTGATGTGCCAGCAATAGTTAAATTAGCATT